CACGTCGCGCAAGATCCACACTCTCGCCGCGAGCCCCGTGGTGGCCCCCACCGCAGCGCTCACCACGTCCCCCACCGGGGATCCGCCCGATCCTGCGGCGAGCGCCGCGCCCACCCTCAGAAAGATCCGCGCGAACTTACCACGGGAGGGCTGGAGCCCACCCCCCTCCCCGCCGCCCTCGATCTCGCCGTGGATGTGCATCAGGAGGAGATCCCGCCTGTAGCGGCCCCGGCCATACTGCGCCTGTCGCGTCCATTGATAGAACTCGTTGTCGCCCACGAAGACGCCGCGCGACAGCGTCATGTCCTCGACCCGCGCCCCCTTGATGACCTCGGTCGGGTTGGGGCGGTTGCCCTCGATGATCTCCTCTCGCTCCAGCGTCAACTGCGGCGCGGTGACCGAGGCGAACCCCACCTGCGGGGAGAGCGCAAGAAAAGGAGCACCGAACCCCGCGAAGGCGGCGCTCGGTGTCACGTCGAACAGGTGAAACCTATGCGACTGGTAGAAGTCCTCTAGGACGGTGCGGGCCATGCCTCACCCCTTGTTAGGGCGTGGTGGACTGGAAGCCCACGGGGAGGTTGTCGTCGAGGATCTCGAACCACTCGAACTTGACGTCGACCTCGGCCATCGACACCTCGTCGGAGGATGCGTCGAGATCCCCACCGGGGCGCACCCTGACGGGGAACGCCTCGTGCACCACGACCTGGCGGGCCTGCTGCGCGCCCTCGCCCAAGGCGGGCTGCACGCGACGGCGGTCCCGCTGTGTGTCCTGCGTGAACTGGAGCGCGGTGAGATCGGCGCGATAACTCAGGCCGTCAAAGTACCGGAAGCACCAGTCCAGAAATACCGTGTCGCGGCGCACCACGCCACGGCTCATGGTGACCTCGTTGACCGACACCAGGCCAGGCTGGTGCACAGGGAACACCTGGAGCCCGTCACGGTACTCCACCTGGTTGATGGTGTACTCGGGGTGGGTGAAGGTCGCGAAGCCCGCCTCGGCCCCGTCAGGGGCGTTCTGGAACCTGAGCGGATCCTGCGTCTCTCCCTGCGGCTGGGCGAGGTTCGCGATCACGTGGAATCGAAAGTTCTGGAGGTAATCGTCTGTTGCGGCGCGTGCCATGTCTGCTCTCCTCGTAAAGCTCGGTGTCGAGCGGTCGTGTCAGGGCTCAGTGCCAACCGTGCCAAAGGGCCAGTTGGTGTAGTTCAGGATGTCCCCCTGCGTGACATCTCGCCGCTTCGGCTCGAGAAGCCCCTTGTGGAGGGTCGACAGCGCTCGGATCAACTGCGCCACGCTGTAGACGCTATCCGTCCTCGCCAGCGCGAGCTGCCCCGACGCCATCGGGTGCATGTAGGCGTTGTCGATGTAGCGCACCACCTCATCGAGCACCTCGGCGCCCCCAGGAAAGAGCGTGGCGAAGATCGCGTGGAGATCCCCCTGGGGCACCACGCGCTTTAACTCGATCCCAAGGAGCGACAACGTCGACGGATCCTTGGTGATCCGCGCCGTCTCCGGCGCCACGGGTGCGGCGTGGAACGCCTCGTGCGCCGCGCGCACCACCCGCAAGATCACGTCGGACTGCGAGTTGTCGAGCCCCATGTGCCCCACCAGCATCATCGGCACCACGCCCTGGTACTCCTTCGTGCTGGGGTACTGATCGCGAGGGAAGTGGATCACCCACCCCATCGGATCGGGCTCGACGTGGCCCGGCCCCACCGGCACGTGGGCCGCGTGCCGTCGATCGGGCCCATGCTTCTTGCCGAGCGTGTCCTGCACGATGGCGAACGGAGAGGTGTCCTGCGCGTGAGTGTAATCGGCCACCTCTTGAGAACCCAAGGGCGTGTGGTCGCCCCGGCCATGCAGGCCCCTCGCCTGGCGCATGTCTGTCGTGCGACCCCTCAGCGAGAGGGCCTCACGGAGTTGTTCTGCGATGCTGGTCATGCTCGATTGCTCCTCAAGGTGTGGCGCGAGTTGGCGCCGTTTGGCCCACCAAAATGCTCGCGTCAGCCCACGATCTGGCGGTGCCTGAGCACAATAAACTCGGTCGTGTCCGGCGTCTTGATGCCGTAGTCGACATAGACGAACCCACGCGCCGTGACCTCCTCGGGGTTGTTCGAGCGATCGCACTGCACGAAGTACGACTCCTTCTTCGAGTCCCCCGCCAGGATGCGGCGATCGTAGAACGTCCCCAGCATGCCATCGACCTGGCGAAAGATCTGAGCGAAGAGCTCAGGCCCCGAGTTCTCGAAGACGGCCCACCACAGCGACCTGAAGATCGAGAGCGAGACGAAGTCCACCACGCGACGCTTGTTGATGTAGGTGAACTCTCCACCCGTCGTGTCCAGCGTCCTGGCGCCGAACACCATGTTGCCCTGCCTCGGCGGGGCCCAGATGGCGTTGATGCCCGCCTCGAAGATCTCCGGGAACTCCCGCTGCGTCAGGTTGTACTGCAACCCGCGAAGGTAGGTGATCCCGCCATCGTTGACGCCAGCCGGAGCCTTGCCCACGTTGCGGTTGCGGTCCGTCTTGGAGATCACCGCCGCCACGTGGCCGTGCGGGGGGATGCCCACCGTGCGGCGCGTGAGCGGATCCTCGACGTCGATCCACGGCCAGTACATCGCTGCGCGCTCACCGAGTTGGCCGTTGAGTTGCAGCACGAACTGCTTGTAGCGCGCCGCTGCGGATGGGCTCAGGCCCTCCGGGGGCGCGAAGATCGCCATCGAGTCGCGCCTGTTATTCAGGTACGAGGCGATGGCGCGCTGCGCGTCGGGATCTCCCGCGAAGTCCGGCATGCCCAGGTGGAGCAGGTCGTCGAATCCGTTGAAGGCGTAGATGCCGCGATCGTCCTGCTCCAGGGTCAGGTCGGTGACCTCGGCCCGCGTCAGGGGCGCGCCATCCGAGCCGCCCATGAACTGAGCGGTGATCGACGCCACCTCGCTCGTGAGCGTGTAGGAGGCATAGACCTTGAGCGCCGAGGACGGAACTTCGCTCGCCACCACCGAGATCACGCCCGTGGCGTAGTCCACGGTGGCCACGGTGCTGATGCTCAGGCCCTCGCCCGTATCAGCGTCCTGGAGGAACGACCCCTGCGAGTCATCCTTGAGGGTGTAGGTGACCCCGTTTGTCCCTCGGTAGGTCAACTCGATGGTGCCCGGCACGATCTCCGCGCCGTGGACAGGGAGCGCGGTCACGAGAGCCGGGTTGTTGACCCCGTCAGGAGAGCGCACCAGCACGTTGGTCTTGCGCGTGCCATTGAGGCTGTCAGGGATCGCGCCCGTCAAGGGCGAGACGATGCGGACGCTGGAGGAGCCAGTGAACCGGTCATTGATCACCTGCCCGATGTGATCGGGGGAGGTGATGTCGTCGAGGCGCACGCGGCTGAAGGGGTCGAGCACGGCCGTGACCGTGCCGTCGACCTCGAGCACCTCCACGCTGAAGAGCGAGTAGACCCCGGTGACAGGATCGATCGAGGAGGCATTGCGCGTGATGCGCAGGCGGAGATTGTCGCCAAACACCCCGGCGTTGCGCGCCTCCACCGCGTGGATCACCTCGTGGTACAGCACGTAGATTGGCGTGCTGTCCAGCTCGGTCTGCGTCACGGTGCCGGTGTACTCGCCCGTCTCGTAGTCGATGGTGCCGTCGACATCGAAGAGATCGCCCGAGATGACACCATCGCCATCGTCGGTGGCCTCCAGGAAATCGATCGCGCCATAGTCGACGTACATGATCGAGCCCGCATCGAGCGCGGAGCCCGTCACGTCGAGGTGGAACTCCCCGCTGACCTGATCGAGCACCCCGATGACCTCGGAACTCTCGTCGATGATCTGCCCGCCGCTGTTCACCGTGGCGGTCGTCGCGCTCCCCGAGCTCGTCCACTTGAAGGTGATCGAGGGGAGGTGCGGAAACGCTCTGTTGAGCTTTCCATGGTAGAGGGTCGCCCCGGCAAGGGCGCGGCCGACGATCTCGTTCAGGATGACATCGACGTCGACGTACTTGTAAGTCGCCTCGAGATCGGTGTCGGAGGCCACCGCCACGCCGTCAAGCGTCACCGTGCCCGTGAGGTAGTCTATGGTCCCTGTGATCGAGCCCCCATCGTCCAGAGCGCCCGAACCATCATCCGTGATGTCTTCGGGCGCGCCGGTGATCTGCACCGTCCCCGGCACCACGTAGGTGGTGGGCATCTTGAAGGTGTAGGGTCCGGTGTCGCCATTGAGCACCTCCCCGATCACAACGGATGCCTGCGAGAGATTGTCCCACGTCACCACCCGCACCGAGCCAGGGTCGATGTCGTAGGCGGTGTTGAGCGTGCCATCCAGCGAGACGGTGCCGGAGTCAGACGTCGCCGACACCTGCTCGTTCTGCTCGCCCCGCGTGAAGTGCGAGGAGGATGGCAGCGCGCCAGCGCCGACCTCCCTGACCTGCACGAGGTTCTGCCCCTCGTTGGCGAAGTAGGCCGCCGCGATCAGGGGGGTCACCGACTTGGAGGTGTACTCCCCGAAAATTCGGAACCATTCGGTGGGGTCGCGGGTGATGACGGGGACGCCGACAGGCCCCTTGGACGTGAACCCGAGGAGCCCGAAGTTCGCCGTGGACACCTCCTGGGGCACGCGGCGCTGCTGCCGGATCTCTTGTCGGAAAACTCCGGGGTAGTTGTACTCTGGCATGTCGTCTTCCTCTCCTTGGCAGCCCGTCATCACCCGCTTGGGGGCGTCGGCATATCAGTGTGGATCAGTCGAGGGCTTCGCGGATCTCCTCGACGCTCTTGGCGCCGATTCCATCGAGATCCTCGAGCTCTTCGTCCGAGGCATCCTTCAGCGCCTCGATTGTCACCATGCCATGCTCCCGAAGCAACCCCTTGACCCTGTCGGAGATCTCGAGATCATCGAGCTCGTCCCCCTCATCGTCGCTGCCGGACTCGCCCTCTCCTTCCTCAGAGGAGGCGTCGATGGCGTCCTCCACCTCATCGGCCACGACCTCTCCGCTGATGGCCGAGGGGTGCTTCGCCGCCACGGCTTGCGGCGCCTGGCCCTCGCCCACGGGGGCGCGATCCGCCCTCAGCTCCGTGGGGCCGCGATCATTGAGCGCGTTCGAGTCGTCCGCCTCCAGCCCGTTGACGCGATCGGGCACGGGCGCCTGGTCCTCGCCCACGGGGGCGTCGGTGTTCGACTCTTCCTTGATGGCGTCCTCGGAGGAGGAGGACTCATCGTCCCCCGAATCCTTGACGCGCTGCACGTGTCCGTCCTCGCGCAGCTTGGTGAACGTCCTGTCGATCACAGGATCGAACGGGCCGTCATCCTTTGACCTGGACTGCTGCGTGACCTTGCCGTCCTCGTCGACGACGTTGACGAGCTTGGGTGTCTGGGCGGTGATCTGCCATTGGTTCTTCGCCATGCTAATCCTCGTGGGTAGTGAGCCGGGTGATGGGCGGGCGCACAATGCCCGCCCTCGTGACCTCATCATAAACATCAACTTGCCCCTCGACACGGTAGGAGACGATGTACGACTTGTATCTGTCGAGCACGTCCGCCACGTCCGAGGTGTTCGCCTGCCCCTCCAAAAAAATAGTGAAGCTCGAGACATCGCCGTGCGAGTCCGCCACAGGCAGGTACATCCTGTGATGAATCCTCCTCCGAATAAACCTCAATAACCGAAGCGCCTCCCTGGGGTAGCGGGCGCGCACCTCGATGTCGTAGTTGATGTTCTCGGGCACGGCGTGCCGGCGCTCCCTGTAGTGGGAGGCGACGGCGACCATCTCTCCACCTCGACCCGGCACGTCCACGGCGCTCCCGCCAGGATCGGGGAGCCGGTACTTCTTGCCGCTGATGTCGCCCACCATGCGGTTGCGGTCCAGCTCCTCGCTGGTGCGGCGGATGTTAATGCCGGGGAGCGCCTGCGCGTTGTACGTCGACTCCGGCATGTCCATCCCCACGATGACGCGACCGTCCCTGGCCGTGCCCTCCACGCCGTCGACCTTGACCTGTCGCGCCACGCCCTTGAAGTCGTCCCCCCGATCGGGCAGCAAAAGATCGGCCCCAAGGGCGTCGAGGATGGCCTCGTCGAAGTTGTCGTAAAACAGCGTCCCTCGAAGCTCGTCCTCGGCCATCGGGGCCTCCTTTCATGTGACTGCAACCGGTTGCGGTTGGATCATACGCGTGCGACGTGCCCCATACCCTCGTGCTCGGTGCCATTGAGGTGCTGCATCACCAACCCCGGCAACTGGAGCGTGCGGGCCGCGCCCACCCAGCCGATCAGATCCTGGGCGGTGACGATCCCCTCCTCGGGCATCTCCGGCATCTTCCCGGCGAGGTGCATCCGCTGGGCCACGTCGTAGACCGCATCGATCACGGTGCTCTCGTCCTCGCCGCTCAGGTTCATGACCATGTCCACCAGCGAGTTCATGTACTCCTCGTACTCCACGCGAGGTGGGTCGGCCATCGCCTGGGCGTCGAGATCCGCGTCCCCTGTCCCGTAGGGCATGCGGGCGATGCTCGTGATGATCTTGTCGATCGCCATGTTTGTGCGCTCGACGTCGAACTCCAGCGGGCTGTGACCCCCGAGCCCGGGAGGCTCCGGCAGGACGTTCACCTCGCTGGGGTCCATCTCGGCGGACACCGGGCGGTACTGATCCTTGACCGACACGTTGACACACCCCATCTCCCGCAGGTGCAACTCCACCTGGGAGGGGACCATGTCGGTGTCGCCGGTGGCGAGGATCACCATGATGCCGCCATTGCTCGCCAGGCGTTCCGTGCTGAACCCGATCGAGTCGAGGCACGCCTCCACCTCGTCCACGGACTGCCCCGTCATGACGCGAACCTGATAAGTTTTTCTCATGAGTCTGCTCCTTGCGTTTGCCTTAGCTCGTGATGGTCAGCACAAAGTCTGACTTCTCTTCGAGCCAAGAGGGTGGCCTCGGCTCAAAGTCGGGGAGATCCCCCGGCGGAATTCTATTAGAGGCAGCGGCCTCCAGCACGTCCTGGAGAATCACCTCAATCCGATCCCGGATCAACTGCCGGAGTGCAGGGCGCCATCGCGGGGAGGCCCCACCGCCAATGCCAAACTCCGCCCTCGCCTGGTTGTAGGCTAGATCGTCGCACACGTACACCTGGCCCAGCTTGGTGATGCGGTGCCGCTCGGCCGGGGTGACCTGGCGGGGTCGCGTGGCGAGGTGGGCGAGGTTGCGCTCCCTCACTGCATTCATCGTCTCCCTCGGGGCGTCCCGGAGCCAGAAGAAGCCCTGCTCCCTTTCGGTGCCCAGGTCCAACGGCACCTTGTCCGGCACCCACGGGTTGCCCTGCTGCGCCCACACGCCCATGGCGTAGGTGGGGTGCTCGGAGTCGAGCGGCATGTAATACATCACCCGGTCGCCGATCGACGCATAGGTCGAGAGCTCCACGGGGGGCTCGAGGCTCAGGCCATAGAAAGTGCGATCGGTCGTCCGTATCTCGATGTACTTGAGATCCCCCGGTCGACCGAGGAGATCAGCGAGCTCCCGGCACATCAGCTTGAGGGCATACCTCTTGAGGTCTGGGAGGTGGCGCTTCACCCACGACAGCTTGCGCTGCATCTTGTCGTGCCCGTCGAGCTCCGCCCTCATTCATCCCCCAAGCACGCGCGCGACCATCGAGATCCCCGGCACGACGCGGCTCTCGACGATGGGCTGTTCGGGCACGTCCTCCGGCTCCCTCTCCTCTTTGAGCGACTCGATCGCCTCGTCGAGGTGATCCCCGAAGTCTTGCGCGCTCTCGAAGGAGTCGAGGGGGTCGAGCGACTCCACGAGCCGACGATGCACCTCCCCTGGCAGGTGGATCATCGCCGAGGCGAGCCGGTACTTGCACTCCATCTCCACCAAGGCCCGCGATCCATCCGGGGCGGGATCGGGGGCAGAAGCGGAGGGGCGTGCCTTGGCGTGCGGCACATCTCGACCAAGGGATTCCTTCAGTAAAGCGGAGAGCGATCTCGTCATGGCGTGTCCTTCGGGCTCAGAATGTCTGCGAGGTTCGGCACGCGCCGATCCATGCGGCGCTTGATGATCTGGTTCGCGTACTCGAGGTACACGTCTTGGGCGTGTGGGCTCGCCTCGACGAGGTGGACGTGGCTCTCGTGGATGCCGAGCGGCCTGCTGCCGCCCTTCACCCTCACCACCATGTTCGCCTCTCGCCCTGTGAAGAAGCACGCGCGCTCGAGCATCCTCAGCGTCAGCGGCCCCTCGTACTCCGGGAAGTCCTTGCCCATCATCGGCGATCCGCACGACTCGACGTGGCAGGACGTGGCCCCCTTGTCGTGCGCTTTCTGCATCACGACGCACGACGCGCACACAAAGAGGTAGCCCTCCTTGACGAGGTCCGCTGCCTTCTTGGCCACGTTGCCGTTGTCCCACTCACCCATGATCCAGCCCGTCCCCCAGAAGTCGGCGCTCGGGGAGGTAGTCCTCCCGGCGCCTCAGCTCCATCTTGTATTGCACGAAGTAGGACGAGGAGTTGACGTACCCATCCGGCACGACCTTCGTCACGTCGTAGAACACCCCGAACTCCTCCCACGAGTCGCCCCAGAACTCCACCAGATCCCCCCTCTTGGGCGGATCAATGTCGTTGGCCCTGTAGTGCAGGTAGGGCGTCGTCATCCTCGCCTCCTGCGTCACCCGGAGCCCGAAGTCCATCGGTGTCTCCACGATGTCGCCCTCGGGGTTGAACTCCACATACCCCAAGGTGATGACGGGCTCGTCGTGGGAGGAGAACTCCTCGGACTCCACCGGCGATCCGTACACCGGATCCACCGCCTGCACGCCCTTGGTCTTGATCGTCTGAGGCCACAGGCGCACGCCGAGCGAGGCGATGGGATCCACCCCCGCCCCCACCCCAGCGCCCACGCTGCTCATCCCCGCGCTGATCGTGTCGGTCGGCTCGGGTGGGCGGGCCATCGCCCCGTCGTTGTCGAGCCCTCCCTTCGGTCGCACGCCCACGTGGTAGATGTACTCGTAGGCGAGGATCCACTGGTAGACCACCTCGTTGGGCATCGCCGCCATGAGTTGGGACACCTGCCCGCTCTTGAGTCCTGGTGGGATCGATCCCCTCATCGCCAGTCCCCTCGAAGGCGGATGGTGTCCACCACCTCGTCGTCAATGACGAGGTGGAGCTCGTGGATCTCCATGTCGCCGAAGGGCAACTTGGCGACCTTCTCCCACCCCGGGGGGAGGGCGAAGTCCTTGTGGTACTCGAGGGTGACGTGGGGGATGTGCCCGTAGCGCTGCTCCCCCAAGCACCCCGCCTCCCTCATCGCCTCCTCGCAGATCACCCGGATCTCGGGGAGCACGGGGGAGTTCATCAGCAGCACGCGCACGAGCGCTTCATCGCCATAGAACACCCCCGACCCCGTCACCCCCAGGTCGAATGGCCCCGTTCGCGCGAGGCGCCTCCTCAGTGAGGATGCCAGCACCTGGAGCTGCTGCGCCGTGATGCCCGAGGAGTAGAGGATGGTCATGTGGATCCCGTCATCCACGATCGCGCTCGAGCACCACGGTCGCACCATGTCCACGAAGCGATGGGATGGGTAGGCCGCGATCATCACGCCCTTGTCTAGCTTGAGCTTTTGCTCCTCGGTCAGCACGATGCGTCGCATCACTTTCCCTTTGTCAGCGAGAGGTAGGCGCGCATCGTCGAGGTGCGCTCAAAATCAGGAAAGTCGGAGTTGACCCTCCCGTAGCTTCCGCTCTTGGCGAAAATCGAGGTGGCCGCCTTGTCCTGCGCCTTTTCTCCCGACCCTTCACCGCCCTTTTGCTCGGTGTCCTTGGCATCCCCGGGGCGGTAGAGCTCGAGCTCGCCGTCGTCGAATAGCTTGACCCACTCCGAGGGCGCCACCACCGCATACTGGTGGGCATGGGCGCCCGTCTTGACCACGAGAATGATGTCCCCCGCAGGCATCACGTCGGCCACCTCGAGCCTCTCCCCCTTTCGTAGCTCGATGGGGCGAGGCGTCACGGCCGTGGAGTAGCCCCGGATCGATATCCCTGCGTCCTTGACCACCAGCCGCATCCCCTTGGTCGGGACATCCCCGCCATAGACATACGCCGCGAGCACGTGCTCGATCAAATCGCCCCGGACGGGCGCGCGCATCTCCACCCTGAGCACCGGGCGACCGCTCTCGTGCAGCGCCTTGGTGACGGATGCGCAGCCTCGCGTCTCCCTCAAGGAGGAGAGGAGCTTGCCGAGATCCCATGCGTCGACCTCGTGCAGATAAGGGACCGCGAAATGGTGGATTTTCTTCTTCAAGGCCGCCTCGTGTTATCCGGTGATGATCCACCCTGCGGGGGCGTACATCATCAACTCCTGATCCAACTTCATGACCATCTCGTTCCCCTCCATCACCAGGGCGTCGCCGTCCATGGTCCTCTCGCCCGACGCCGTGGCGTAGCCGGAGTATTTCCTCCTGATCACCCCGAGGGCCTGCTTGCACTTGGCCAGCGTGTATTCGTTGAGGAAATACTCCTCGTGCGGCAGGAGATTCGAGGTGTCGACATCGGTCGACACATACTCGACGGTCGCCTTGAGGGTGGTGTCGGGGGGAGGGAACACCATGAGCTGGCGCGTGTGGTACCTCCACTCCCACGAGGGCTCGCCCGAGAGGATCCTCCTCCCCGACTCGGCGTACTGGAGCGACTGCACCAGCGAGCCATAGATCCCGTTGGATCCCCCGGCGGAGAAGATGTCCTCGGCGGGGATGCTCGACATCCCCAACTGCGCGAACCCCCATATCCCAAAAGCGCCGAGCGCCTCGGTGGTCCTCGTGCGCTGGCCCTCGAAGCTCACGTGGATCACGAAGTAGCAGTCGTCCGCCACCGCGTACTCGCACGTCCCGGAGACGAGCGTGATGTCGGCCACCTTGGTCTGCCCGTGCCCCTTGGCGTACCAGATCTTTGCCTGCCTCAAGCACTGGCGCACCGTCCCGGCGGGGAGGGCGATGAAGTTGACGCCGTCGCCCAACTGCGCCAGGGCGTAGTCAGCGATCGCCTTGTCCCCCGCCCCCGACACGTGCTCGACCACCTCGAACGGAGCCGAGACGCTTCGCTGCGTCCCCCCGTCCACGTAGGTCCACCGGAGCTCGAGGATGCCACCCTCGTCCAGCACCATGTCCTGCACGGTGTAGAGACCCTGCGAGGGGTTGAGGATCTCGGGGGGAGCGAAGCTGCGCTGGAGCACACCACCCTGGAAGACCTGGAGCGACTGCACGCTGTCCGGCGCCACCTCGAGCCCCGTCTGATCGTCCACAAACTTTGCGCGGTAGATCGGGGCGGTGCCGGTGAGCCCAAAACTGGGATCCAGCGCCATGAATCGTGTGGCCATGGTGCGTCTCCTTGGGGTTGGGCTGCAACCGGTTGCAGCGCGTCATGGGGGGTGCTTTCTCCCTCTCACCCTATCGCCGCTCCCGAACCTTAAGCAAGTGCTGCACGATGTCGGGGTGCTTGCGGTAGCCATCGCTACCGGTCGCCTCGATGTTGTCCCACTCCCCGAGTTTGTCGGCCAGATCGGCCAGGTCTTTTCGGTTCATCGCGTTGAGCGTCTCCTCGTCCGGGATCGGCAGGGCATCCTCGACTTTGACGACGTCGTCGCCCTCGGGCTCCACCACGTCCACGTCGGAGGGGGCGTCTGGCTTGCTCCTGGCATCATGCCCCACATCCTCGGGGTCGGAGGTGGGAGGGAGCTTCTTCTTGAGCTTGCCTCCGTTCTTGCCGAGCTTGGTGGCCAGAGAGGCCAGGTCGGACTTCACCTCGGTGATCGGCACGGCCTGGCGCTCGACGCGCTGGAGGGTGGTCGGCACATAGATCTCGTAACTCTCCGCCCTGGGGTCGGTGTTGAAGATGTAGGGGTTCTTCATCGTCAACACCTTCCTGGGCGGATCGTTCGGGTGGTACCCACCCACCGTGTGCGTCGCCTTTGGGTTGTTCATCAACTCCCTCTTGAGCCGATAAATCGGGTACCGCTTCTCTCCATCCTTCGCCATGCCTGCTCTCCTCTTCTGAGTGTCGCGCGCGCGTGTAACGAGCCATTCCCTCTCGGGTTTCATCCGCATTTCTACACGATATGGCGTTCCCCGGAAACACAAAACCGCCCGCCCTTGGGATGGGCGAGCGGCATGATCTGCCCCACACGCAGGAGAGGCCGTTTTCGCTCACTGCGAAAACGGCCTCTCTCATTGCTCATCTGATCCGAGAGATCAGTACAGGTTGCTCACGCGAATGGTCGAGTAGAAGCTGCCGCGAAGCATCTTCTTGGCGTATCGCGTGCGCAGGCCCTTCTTGTACTGACCGTCATCGGGATCGAGGAAGGTCGGCGTCATCTGGAGCGGCACGTAAGGCGCGTAGACGTACCCAGCATCCAGGTAGGACTGGCCCTTGTAGCCCAACAGGATGAGATCCTGCTGGATGAAGGGATCCTGGTAGACCTGGAAGCGGTTCGACAGCGTCCCGAAGCGGAACACGCCGAAGTCCGAGGTCACGTTGCCGTACGAGTGAGGGCGATCCTCGACAGGCGCGGCGGGCAAGAAGTCACCGTTCCTCTGGAACTGCGCCATGAGCGCAGCGACACCAGGAGAGGTGACGATCCAGTTGCCCGGTGCGCGCTTGGAGCGCTGGTGGATCGCGTTCGCCTCCGAGGTCAGCACCGTCAGGAGGGTGCGGATGTGATCCAGCTCGGTGGTGCCCGAAGGGATGTTCTGGCGATCCCACGAGACGCTCGACTGCGCGCCAGCGATGAGGTCGTTGAGGATCTCTCGGTCGATCTCCAGACCGATCTGGTTCGACAGACCGATCAGGAGTTGGGCCTCGCCCTCGACGCCGTGAAGGGCGCGGAGGTCATCGGCGGCCTCGGCGGACCACGTCGCGTTCAGGCGACGGGTGCGCGCATCGAGCGTCGAGCGCTCGATGTTCAAGGTCACGCGAGGAACCTGCGTGTTCCCCTCCATGTTGTAGTAGTAGAACGCCTTGACGACGTTGTTCTGCGCCACGGCGTTCTGGAACTTCAGCCCTGCGATCGAGCCCGTCTCGTACTCGATGGCGCCTGCGGTGTTGCCGCCGGAGGGGGTGAAGGTGAGCCCGCCCTGTCCGTCATCGCGAGCCTCCTGGACCACGTCACCAGTGGCGGGATCCAGCTCGCGGATGATGACCTGGTGGTTCGGATCGATCGATCCGGTGCGGAACGCGAACACGGGCGTGAACTGAAGCGTGACGTTGAGCGCGCTCCCTGCCCCACCGAAGTTCGTGCCATCACCAGTCTGGAGGATCTCGCCGTCCACGTACTCCGAGGAGTAGTAGGGGTTGAACTCCTCGACGAGGTTGTCGCCACGGGTCGTCGACCCTTTCGTCGTCGCGTGCTTGTACTCGAAGTAGAAGACCGCTCCGATAGGCCCGCTCATCGGCTGGATCGACACCAGGTCGTGGGCGATCAGGTTGGGGAACACGCGCATGAGGACGGGGAAAATCGTCTGGGCGTAATCGTCGATGGCGCCCGTCGTGGTGGCCGAAGCCTCCATGATCGCGCGCTCTTTGCGCACGGCGTCCGGGATGGCGAGGTTGGTGTTCTCGAGCACCATCGCCATCGACTTGCGCTTGAGGTCGGAGGGGTCGTTCCTCGACTTCGGCACGAGATCGACGTAGTCCGACCACTCATTCATGAGCTCGGAGACGTACGCCTCGTTGTGCATGTTCCTGCTGTTGTTGAAATCGATCCCGTCGAGTTGTCGACGCTCGTACTGCATGCCGCTCATGTCTATCTCCCTTGTCGCGTAATACGCTTGGTGTGGTGGTGTTCGGCCTGTGCTCGTCATCGCCATGTCGGCCCCGAGGGGTGGTGTGCCCTCGGGGTCGGGCGCCCATCAGATCCCGTTCGAGCTGATGAGCTTCCTCATCTTGTCCGGGGAGATCCCCGGAATCTTATTCTTGCCCGTGGGGCCAGCCTGGCCCTTCGTCGCCTCACTGATAAGGTGCTGCGCTTCAGGGTTGGGCTTTGCCCCCAGGGAGCGCCTCACGCTCTCGAGCACGCTGTCTTTTGCTGGCTCGGTGCCCTCCCCATCCTTGAGAATGCGATTCTCCACGATGGCT